CGGCACCTGAAGGTCGTTCTGATTGCCCGCGACCGACGAGATCACGCCCTCGATCGCCTCGACATAAACCGTGCCCGCACCGCCCGATCCGTTGCCGATTCCAAGTGACAGGAAGAACGGCGCCAGCGCCGCCTGCACGGCCGCCTGAGCCGCGACCGTGTTCGGGTTCAGCGCGATCGTCAGGTTCTGGGGCACGATCTGCGCCGCGTAGACGGTGACGTTGCCGCGAATGGGCCGCTCTTCGTCGATATAGGATTGGATTGACGCCACCTGCGCGGGCGTCGGTGCCACCCCGCCGGACATCGCGACCATCACGCCGACCGTGCCCAGCCCCGTCCACTGCCGCACGACATTGACGTAGGCCGCGCCGGCGTTTTTCGCCCAGCGTGTGTAATCCGCGTCGGTGCCCCCGCCATTGGGCGTTCGAATCGCAGCGATGATTCGCGACCGCCAACTCTCTTGTGGCTCTATCGCGGCTCCGCCCGCGACCCCGTTCTGATCGGCGACGACGGACGTGACACCCGCGATCGGGGAGACGAGCTGGAGCGCGCTGTTGGCAGCGAGATTGCCCGCCGTGCCTGACGTACTCGCCGTGACGGCGCAGGAGAGAGACGTTCCCGCCGCGATCGTGGCAGCCGCGTTCAGCGTCCAGGTGACGGTCCCGTCAATTGTAAAAGACGTTCCGGCCGGGAGCGTCACGGTCGAGGTGTTCACCGTCGAGGAAATCGAGACGATGACGTTGCCGACCGCCGACGTCGCGCCGTTGCGCGGCACCTTCCAGATCAGCGCATGCTGCGGAAGAAGACCGTTCTCGGTCGCGGTGGTGACCATCAGCTCCAGCGCCAGACGGCGCATGGCGCTGTAGATGCCGTAATCTCCCATGGCGACGGCGACCGACAGGATCAGCTCAAGACTGTCCGGCGCGTTCGCGTCGAGCGTCACCTGCGTTCCGTCGGCCGCCGTGAACGTCTGGCTGGCAAGGGCCGCCGCGAAACGCTGGGCGAGTGCCGGCGGGAGCGGGATTGGCAGCGTCACGCGATCAGACCGGCACGGACACGGTCACATCCGTGTCGGTTTCCGTCACCGTCACGAAGAGGCGCCCGCGATATCGCGCGCTCCAGACGGCATCGGTCGAGATCGCAACACCATGATAACCGGCGGTGCGGGCCACGGCCTGCGCGGCGTTGCCCGCCGCCAGAAGCCGCGTCTCCTCAGTGCGCATCGCGCGTGCCAGTAGCCAGTTCTTGCAACCCAGACGCTCGCCCTCGGGCAGGAGGATGTCGCCCGGCCAGCCACGACGAGCGGTAAGGGAGGCGTTATTTTGCCCGGTCAGGTCCGGCGGCAGAATATCCCCGTCATCGGCCCGTCGGTCGGAACCCAGCGCGATGAGAAGAGCCGTTGCCGACGTGGTGTCGATAGCAATGCGACCGCGCCCGTAGCCGGTCGGCGCGATCACGAGATCGCATGCGGCAGCAGACGGCGAGAAGCCGAGCTGCATCTGGGAGAACGGAACGGACGCGGCCATGCGCGCATGATGGTGGAGGCACGCCCCACCGATTCAGGGGGGCCGATGCCCCCGGGCGTTTACTGAACTGGCGGACCGCTCGTGTCGTCGCCGAACTGAACCTCGCCGTGCTCGTGACCGATCAGACTGACCGTCCCGGCTTTGACGTCGCCAGACTGCACGTCAATCCCGTCCGCGACAACGGTGATGCCCTTCTCGGCGACGAGCGGCACCGAAATGGTCGCCTGCTTGGCCGTGAGATCGAAGACCTGGCTGCCCCCGATCGAGACCCTGAATTCGCCCTGTGCCTGCACGTCGCAAAGCTTCCCGCCGCGAAAATGCAGCCGCTGGCCGACGGCGTCGTAGACGACGCTCTCCCCGGTCTCCAGACTGCCGAAACGCGCAACACTCGGGTTGTAGGCGTGAAGGGCCACCAGATCGGCCGGGTCGGCGCCGAGCGACAGCAGCACCGCGATCGCGCCGTCCATCGGCACGCTGGACGAAAACCCGAACGGATGCAGCACCGGCACGCCCGAACGCTCCCGGCCGAACGCATGGGCGACATCCGCGAGTTGATCGCCGCCCGCATCGTTCAGCGATTTGACGACCGCACGCACCGCGATCGAGCGCAGGAGCTGATGCAGGTGATCGTCAGGGCCGTTCATCGCGACGTTCCCGCCCAGGCCCGCACGCTGGCGCCCTTCCGCATGCCGACTTCGGTGTCGCCGGTCAGGTCGTAGCAATCCGGCGGCACGACCGAGATCCGCGTCTCGTAATGCTCGCCCGACGCCGCCCAGGTCACGGCGCCGATCAGCATGTCGCCCTCCACCATCGTATAGCGGTCTGACACCGTTACGAGCTGGTTGGGCAGCCAGAGGGCACCATCCGGATCGGTCAGCGACGGCACGGTATAGACGCGCGCGATCGCATGGGCCCGCGCTGTCCGGTTCCGCCAGTCGGCCTGGTCCTGCAATGTCCAGGGCGATGCATCGGTGCGCAGGGCACTCCTCGACCGCTTCGCGCGGCGCTTATGCCCGTGATAGGCCGCCGACGCCGTGCCCGGGACCGCCGTGCTCCCGGCCGATGCCGCATCGAGCGCTGGATTGGCGCTGTTCTGCGTCGCGGCCGACGCGCCGGACTGCGTCTTCGTCTGCCAGACGCGCGGGCGCCAGCGCCGGACATCCGGATCGACCGAATGCCCGTAACGCAGCGCCGCCGCCGCCTCGGTCGCACTGAAACTCGGCCCCGCCGCCGGTGCCGCCCCCGGCGCCGATGCAGGCGAAGAACCCGGACCAAGGGTCGCCGAAGACGGTCTTAAAAGGCTGTTGAATGCGCCTTTGACCCAATAGTCCGAAAACCGCTGTTGCGGCTGCGCGGTATAGGATGCGCGCCGACAATTCCCCGGCATGGACAGCGACGTCTTCGCCCGTGTCGTGCCCGCCTGCGTCAGCACGATCCCGCCGATCCCGTCAGAAGTCACGAGGACGCCGCGCTGGCGCGACAGGCCCTCGATCGTCGCCATGGCCGGCTCGGCCGTCTCGACTGCGACGAGCGTGAACGGCGCGCCGACATCCACGTCCACGCTCGCGGACAGCCCAAACGGTCCCGCGATCGATCCGACGACCTTGTCGAGCGTGATCATACGATACTCTCCGGGACCGAGGGGGTTTGCGTGACAGTCGACCAGATCCCCGGTCACATCCCGGCCCGAGACCGAGGCCGAGACCCGATCGGCTTCGATGTCGAGTTGCAGGCTGTCGATCCATCCGCGAAGCACGACCACGCCAGCGACCTTGATCTCGACAGCCTCGTTTTCTCTGATCGTCGCGACTTCCTGCGCCATGGCGAGTGCCGCGTCCGCGCGTCCCTCGTCGTAATAGTCGATCCGGAAGGTGCCCGCGATATTCGCCAGATCCCGACCGACCTCGCACGATGTCCACAGCGTGAGCGGCTTTCCGTTGACGCGAACCACCATCGGCCGCGAGACGATTGCATCACTCATGTCAAAGGCTCCAGAACCTGCAGGACACCGGGACCAGCGAGACCGGGAGTCGCCAGATCGTTGCGCGCAACCATGTCGTCATAGGCTGCCTGGACGACCGACACGTCGTCACCCGCCACGGCATAGGCGATCGCCCAGGCGCTCGTCGCCGCCCGCACAGTGACCGACACCACCTTCGGCAGCCGCCCGATCTGCGACGAGATGTCCGCGATGACGGCCGCCTTTGCAGACAGCACGGACTCCATCAGCCCCGACAGGTCGACCGGCGCGCCCGACGCGGCGCAGGCCGTAAGGTCATCCATCAATGCATCGAGCGCGCCCGTCAGCGCATTGCGCGCCGCGATCGCATCGGCTCCGCTGGCGTAGGTTACGGCCCCTTGCGCCGCGATCGCCTGGCTCATGATCAGAGACCGGCTCATGACCGCAAGCGTCAGCACCGCATCCGGATCACCCGAAATCTGCGCCAGTGCGTCGCCCGCAGCCCCGGTCTGCACGGCCGCCGCCAACAGGATCGAAACCACCGTCGCGCCGTCCAGCGTCGCCTGCGCGCCATTGGCGACGAGCGAGGCAGGCGCCACGGCGGGCTGATTCGGATCGGTGATCGCAGCACAGATTGCACTCGGAACGCCGGCCAGCGCGTCCGTCACCGCATTGGCCCAGCTCGTATCGAGATTTTGCGCAGGCTGCGGGACGCCGGCCGCAAGCACCGCCATCGCCGGCGCCATCGCCGTCTGCACGGTATCGGGCGCATAAGCCTGCGCGGTTCCCGTGGTCGAGACGCCATAACCCGTCACCGCAGTCCAGACGCCCTGCGCCTGGCTGAACCACGAGGAGACAGCCGAAGTCAGCGCCAGCGGCAACACGATCGGCGACAGGAGCTGCTCTCCCGTCAGCACCACATTGTCGACGATCGCATCAGCCTGCGAGATCGCATGCGTCAGCGTGTCCGTGATCGAGGCGAACACCCCCTTCTTCGACGCCGAAGGCGGCACGACCGAGAATGATGCGGTGAACCGGACGAACCGCTGCTCGTGATCCGCCATCGATACGGTCGCGCCCGGCATGACACGCGCCTGGAGCGTCCCATACCAGGGATGGATGAGCGTGCCCGGTCCGGACGCCGACAGCGCCTTTTCGATGCGCGTCGCCTGGACCGCATAATCGTCGCCGGCGATGATTCCGGTCACGTCGATATGGCCGTTGAGCTTGCCGAAATCCTGATATTTCGGCGCGTCCTGGCCCGGAAAATAGATTTCGACTACCCGCCTGCCAACCGCACGGCGTGTGTCCGGCATCATGAACGCGACGCCCCGGAACCCCGCCGTATCCAACACATCGCCCAGAAGCGACGAGAGCAGGTTTCCACCCGTCGCGCCATCAAGGACGCCCGGCGCTATCGCCCCAAGTCCCAACGCTCCGCTCATGGCCTGTTCACCATGCGGCCGGGATTGGGTTGGGTCCGGACCTGGAAGCGCGGATCGGGGCGCGATGAAACCTTCAGGTCGGGATGATGCGAGACATCGATCCGCAACGGATCAGGTCGCGACTGTCCGGGCAGCGTCACGGCAGGTGCAAGTCCTGGCAGCGTCGCGGCATGGCTCGATCCGATCGGGTTCAACCAGGTCAGCGCATGTTCGAGCCATCCGAACGCATGCTCCAGCCCATGGACGACGGACAGCGCCCAGCCCTCGATCCACACGCCGAATTCCGTAAATCCATGCTTCACCGCGCCCCAGTGCTCATAGATTTCGTATGCCGCGACCCCTAGGCCGACAGCCGCCAAACCCCATGCGGCCGCGACCGCAACGCCGGCGGCCGTGACGCCCTCGATCACGGGGAGCA